GTTGGTAGGCTTTAATAAATTTAGCCACAGCCTTAGTTTCTTCTACATCATGGTACGGTACTTGAAGGTCTGAAATACAAACGATAGTTTTCATTAGGCTACTTCCTCTATTAGTTTAATTGCTTCTGACATGCTATTACTGCCAGGAAACAAGTCATCTAAAGTGTCTCCCTTTTGGTACTGTAATAAATTTAATATCCAAGTATTAAAATCTAATGGCTTGGCTCCGTAAAAGTTTTTCTTCATGGCAATTCTTCCTGAATGCCAGTCTCTAATCATTGGTTTTACTGGTGTTTCTTTACGTCCACCTCGCCAAATTACAGGCTCCCAAGCGTATTGTATGGCTACATTTACCCTTATTTGATGAAACGTTTTAGCCCAAATTCCGACTCTTACATCGTCTGGGCATGCAGACAAATATAATTTTAATGAAGGAGCCGATAGTGATACTGCCCACCCATCAGGATACTCGTCAGTTAATTTCTTAACTAATTGAGTATGAGATTTAGGGTCATCCCATATCTCCGCCTCTGCATGGAGTGAAGAATATTTTTTACCCATACCTAAATATGGTGGGTCAGCATACGCAAATTTCATTTCTTTTTAGCACGTCTCTTATTCTCTAAGCCTACATTTTTCTTTTTAGATAGAACTCTCAAGTTAGATATTTTATCATTACCTTTGCGACCTTTGTTATCGATATGGTCTACTTCTTGATTGCGCTTTAACTTCTTACCAGTAGCCTTTTTATAATCTAAGCGGGCTTTGTTGGTAGATGTAGTCTCAGTAGTGCCATCTTTTTTCTTACGTTTAATGACGTAAATTGGGCGACCACCATTCTGTTTGCTACCTTTATATGGTCCAAATATTTTCATTTATTCCATTCTCCTCTCAGTACTAGCAATCCAATGACTGCATAGTTAGCCATATCTTTGAATGAATCCTCAAGAGACTCATGTTCAGGATTAGTTTTGCTATCATATAAGTTATTTATACGAGCCAACTTATCGTGCATACGAACTCTAAGTCCATTTAATGCACCGCCAGGGGCATCAGATATATTTTTGGGTCCGTAATCTTTATGTTTAGATAATAGTAAATCTACTAATTCTTGGAAGGTTTTTGCAACGGCTGATTCAAAAGAGGAATTGTTAGAGTAAGAATTAGACTCCCATTCACTATCTGTTTCTTGGTTATAGGGAAACCTTGCTTTTCCAAGTGGGTTATAATCTGCCATATTTCGTCACTCTCCATCTTTCTCTTCGTTGGTTTCTGTTAAGAAGTGTATTAGTTCACTATCAAGATGACGCATTTCTTCACGAATAACTATGTCCTCTATATATTTTTTCATTTTTTTGGGACTGGATTCTGCCGCATATAATGTTGCATATACCGACTGAGTAATACTTTCTACTTCCTCAGGGTTATCCGCCACGCTATATATGCAACGAAGTAAAGAACCTACCATTAGTTGGTAGCCCCCAGGAAGAATAAGTTTAGGGTCAAAATACTCACCATTTTCATCGTCTATTAGATGGTCGGTAGCCTCAAATATGTTGTCAAAATGTTGTCCGCATGTTTTACATGGCGGAATATCTTTATAATTCATTTAGTCCCATTCTTTCTCGAATATACTGGGAGCCGTATTTGACATAGCAAGAGTTGACGTCTTCCTCGTCTGGCATTTGCACAACCGTGACTGGCAATTCACGGGCGAGACTAGCAGCAAATTCTTTTCCTGGTTGGTCTCCATCCGCAAATACAAAAACTCTTTCAAAGTCTGCAAGTAATCTTGTGTAATGTTTCTTCCAGGAGTTCGCACCAGGAACGCCAACGCAAGGAATGCCAACACAGGCAGACAAAGTAATAGTATCCAACTCTCCCTCACATACACCAATCCAGTCCCCCGCTCTATCGATATCTAACACATTATACATTTTAGTTTCCATACCTGTCATTCCCATGTACTTAGGTTCAACAGCAGGATGAAGGCTACGAAAACGCAAATCGACAACACCAGTCTTGGTAATATACGGTATGGATAATCGTCCTTTGAATGCTTCATGTCCAACCTCAGGCTCCTCTACTACGCCGAATCGAGCCAGACGTGCTGCTTCCCTTGTTATTCCCCTGCTTGCGAGGTAATCTTCCGCCTGATAAATGTTTGCTGCGTACTTGGTTACCGCCAAGCCCAACAATTCCTTCTGCGAATGACTTTGCTTCATGTATGCTAACCCTCTCTTGTCTTGCTATAATCTGTAAACTATTCCCCTGCATCCCACATGCAAAACAATTAAATATATTCTCTCTAGTATTAAAACTAGCCGAACTATGAGTGTCGTCATGAAACGGGCATTTAATATTTACTTGTCCTGTAGTCCTATTCATTGTCGCACCGTAGTGCTTCAAGACTTCAACTATGTCTGGTAAGTCATCCGTCAAATACATCGCCCAACCTTAGTACTAAATAAGAATCCGCTATTTTTTTTCCTCTGGCTTTGATAATAACCGCAGATAAGACGGATGTTCTTTTAATGCCTCTTGCTTCCGAATAATGTGTTGCTTCAATTTGAGCCTCTTTAGTCCAACCAGAGAGGTCAATGCGACCTGATTGACCTGGGGCTTTGGCTTCAATGATTCCGATGTAACCGAGGAAGTCCGACCTGACAACAACGTCTCCCTCATCTCTAGCACCTGTTCTTGCAAGTCTCTCACTATCAAGTCCAATTCGTCTAAAATAATCTCGTAAGTCGGTTTCAAAATTTGCTCCTCTAGCCTTATGGCTTTTTCTAGTTGTCATGAATTTTCTGGGATATCTTCTACATACATGTACTCTGGATTAAATGCTAACCAAGTCATGAGAGTTCCTCCAGCATCTGCTCTACCGTAGCGATTTTTGACTGACGCCACGCCAAGCGATGTGCCCACCGTACCGAGTGTACATATGAGAGCAGGAAGTTGCGAGACCTTACCTTGTATTGCGCTTCTTGGCTGACAAGGATTCCCAGGAACTGCTTCAGAAGTATGATGTAGTACCATAATCGCAGCATTAGTGGCTCTTGCAAGATATTTCAACTCCTTCATAATTGCCCTCATTGAGGCAAACTCCTCACCACCATCGGTGGCTACATCCATTAAGTTATCCAAAACTATTAATGTTGGAGGACAACCCCATAACTCTTCAAAGGCTTGCACTTCTTCATCAATGTCTTGTAATGTTGGTGATGATTCGAAGGACCAGACTATATGGCTCCCTTTTTGGAGGATTGCTTTAGTCCATCCAACATCAGTATTAAGTTTCTGTTCGACATCTGTTTGGTTCTTACCTGATATCATTGACGCTAGGCGCATAGCCATAGTGTGAGCATTGGTATCAGCGGATATGTAAAGAGTTGGAACATTAGTCTTTAGGGCAATCGCTAGAGCAAGTGTTGATTTACCTGCTCCAGGAGCACCCGCAAACATTGAAACTTCTGAACGCCTAATTATAATCTTGGACGCTTCGAATGATTTAAAACAACTAGGTAGAGGTTCCCCGCCAATAGAGGCACGACCCACAGACCTGACAAGTGTACGCATCTATCCCCCTACCTATTTGTTAAAACGGAAACTGTTCGTCTATTAATTTACTGGCTTGCATTGGTCTGCTCCCTGAGGCATTGGACAGACCCACATTGCGTAAGGATTCCCCGTCTTGCTGGAGATTCCCGACTTGTACTTCCGTGCCCCATGTTGACATGTTGGACCCGCTCCACCTGACGGAGCCGATGCCTGGGGTGGTGCTGAGGAGCGTCGAGGCTCTGTGCTTGGCGTGGAACTTGGCGTCGATAAAGGGGCGGTTGTCGATGCTCCCACCACCAACTTTTGTACTGCTGCAATTTGAGTAGCAAAGTCACCAATGCCCTCAAGCAATACACTAAGTTCGTCCGCTGTGTTGGCTCTGACGTTAATTAAATCGCCAGTTCCAGTTTTGTATGATACTTGTAACTTCCAGTCTTCTGCCATTTATCCATCCTTCTTTGTCGAGAATTGACAATGAGCGGTGAGTCCGCACATGTATTGACAAGAGTTTGTGTTGGGCAAGAATATCCCTGCCTTTCGTGCTTTGTCAAATCCTTTTACCAGGAACTCCATTTTGTCATATGTATATCCTGATAAGTCAACCATCTCTACGGTATTGCTACCACGAGACATATAGTAATTTCCCCAGTTAACTTCTATATCAAAGGTTTCCTCTAAACCAAGTTTGTAAAAACCTAGTTGCAAGGTACTGGTTGGGGTGTTCTTAGATGTTTTGAGGTCAACAATTACTAGTTGCCCATTAACCTCAAAGATTCTGTCTATAACCATCTTGATGGGAACATCAGCAATTACAGGCATTAGTTCTAACTCAATCGCTGGTCTACCATCAGGT